TTCCATCAGGAATAACTCCGGCCGCCGATAATTGCTCTTGATTTCCTAAGTCAACTACTCCAGAAGCTTTTGCTAAAAGACCGTCTTCAATAATTTTTCTAGTCATTGGGTCGTTGCCAAAGTACTGGTCTAGTAAAGAATCTAAAGCGTTTCCTGGTTGTAATGACATATGTATATCGTGCTTAGTAATTGCTGAACCACCACGCTTTTGTTTATTTAATGTTGACCATAGGTCTTCAATAATTAACTTTAATTCTCGCATTGTTCCTGTAGAAGCGTCTCTAATATTTACGCCAATAACTTTAAGATAGTTGACGTTACGTGCGGCGTTTAAACCAGTAAGGGCGCTGGCTGCGCCAGTAAACCCAATACCAGGAGTTAAGTTAGAGGCTGTAGCTAAGCTGTTTCCAATTCCTGGAATGTCTGTTCCTAAAGAACGAGAGCTGTTTAAAGCTTCAATTACATCGGTAGCAGAGGTTTGAACACCTTTCCTACCAAGGTTAGTGCCCATATTGCGAATAACAGTTTGTTGGTCATCAGGATTACCCGCTGAACCGCCCATTCCTGCAAATGCTGCGCGATTACGGTTGTACTCGTAATCAAAACTTTGTTGAACAGTAGGAAGACCCATGTAAGCCATTTTCATTGGCTTTACTAGTCCTTCTAGTATTCCTCCAATAATAGGGACTTTGTTAACTTCCCCGAATGGTCCTCTTTTCCAACCTTCGTTTGGGTCGTTAGCAACAGCTCCGGGGTTTACTTTAACTTGAGGTTGTTCAGGCATCCCATTTGCACCTGTAGCGCCAGGGTTAGTTACTTGCGGCGCGGCAGCAGGCCCACCAACATGTGGCTGAGTAGGCATTCCATTTGCGCCAATAACAGGGGGTATGCCTGGGCTGGACATAACAGAGCTACCAGCTCCGTCAGTTGACCCCTCTTTTCCTACAATAGCGGCAGCATGCTTGGCCTGCCCTTGCATAAACTTTTCAGTGGCTTTTGCGGAGGCCTCAATACCATCGCCATGCTTATCAAGCTTGGCGTAGATATCTACAACAGACTGTAGGTTTTTTAGTTTGTCTGTAAATGCCATGTTGCTACCTCCTTACCTTCTACTTACGGCTCGTGAAAGCCAGTTGTTTCGCTCTCTAAATGAAAGCGCACGAATATCAGATAATGTCCACCCAGTAAATACTCGAGATAGTAGTTCGTATTGGTCCATTAAATCTGTGTAGTTAGAAACGAAACAAAGCGCCAATACTTAGTGGAGTTGGTACAGATTCCCCACATGCCTGACAAGCCTTGCTCACCTCCGAAAGGCGAGGACCCGGGTTACGGGTACTAATATCGGATACAAGCTTTTCTCTATCGGAAATGCTTAGTTTTAACGCGGTGTTTGGCTTAGCAGGAGCCCCGTTAATAGCGTTAATAGCTGCAGATAACAACATAGTTGTTATTTCTGAAGATGTGGTTGATTCAGGGGCCTCTGTAATACGACGTTGAGTCTTACCTGTAGGTAAAGACACGTTTGCAACATCGCCATTTTTTAACGTAACGTTCCAAGTTCTATCTCTAATAGGGTCTTCAAGCGTTATGTATTTAACATCTTCTTTTAGGTTAATTGGCAGTATTTGGTCACGAGAACATTTGGGACAAGTAGCGGCGTATTCAAGGTCTTCACCAAAAGTTACACATCTAATTCCAATTAAAATGCTGTCTCGGTCTCCCGATAGTAGTTTGTCAAAGTCTTCAGTTGCAGGTTCATAGTCTCCAATGCTTACAGTTCCTCTAACTAACAACGCAGTTAAAGCCTTTGACCCAGTAGATGATTTAGCAATAATTTCCTCATCCTCTCCTGTCAATTCTCGGACTTCTGCGGTTGTCAATAAATCACCATTTGCATTGATAAACCCACCAGGTAGTTCTACAAGGGGGTTTGACGGAACCACAGTTTCTACTATTTTTTGTGGTTCCGCCATCGCCGCTTGTGCAATACGGTTGAGTTCGTCTGGATTTACAATTTGTTCTGTTGTCACGATAAGTGCTCCTTTAGTTAAGTGTTATCCCTTTGGACCTGTTGATACAGGCTTGCGGGTTGTAGTTGCGGTAGTTGGGTCAACGTGGAATACAGTCAAACCTTCGTGGACAAGTGTCATTGTTTCAAAAAGCAATGAGTTATCTCCAGCGTTAAGGTCTGTAAATGAAAGCTGGTTAATCCACGCGTTGTGAATCTTGAAGGCCATTTTAGCAGTTGCAACATCTGAAGGGTTTGTGTCGGGATGGTCCATCACATAGATGATGACATCGCAACGGAAATCCTTACCAGTGGTTGAAAGACCGTCTCCAGCTGCTGCCGCAAAAAGACCACGCATCCATTCAATAGCGTTGTCGCTACCAAATAGGGCGCCGTGCTGCATTGCAACTGGCTGGAAGTTAGTCATACCAGGAATCTGGTGCGTAGTGGTGTTGTACCCACCCTCACGATATTGAATGTTTTGGGTTGTAATTGACAAACCAGAGATTGTATTAAAACCTCCAGTAAACCCAAGGATTTTGTCCGTAAATACGGAACCATTGTTTGATGACGTTAGGAACTCTGCTTGGAACCTAAACCCGCGTAACGGGTCGGTAGCATGCGTTGACCAACGCTCTATTTTTTTAGGCATTTTTATTTATCTCCTTAGGCTGTCACAGTAACGGTGGCTCCACCGTCAAACTGACCGATTTTGATTACAACGAATTCAGCTGGACGCTGTAGAGCCACGCCAACTTCGATGATTACTTTACCCTCGTCAATTACGGACAGAGTGTTTAGCTCTCCGTCGCACTTAACAAAGTATGCGCTTGATGGGGTATCCCCACGAAGTCCGCCCTGTGTCCAGAAATCTGATAGGAAAGCTGAGACGGTTGCGTTAAGGCTACGCCATAAAACAGCGTCGTTAGGCTCGAACACTGCATACTGAGTAAGGTCTGTAAGAGCCTTACGAAGGTAAATAAGCGTACGACGAACTGGTACGTAACGGTCTACATAACCAGCCTTAATTGTGCGAGAACCCATAACAACAAAACCAGAACCCGGAATATAACGAATAGGGTTAACTGGAACTGCTGCAGAGTTTAACGCGTCAAGCTCTGCGTTTGTAAGGGGTTCTACTGCAACAACATCTGCTAAACGAGCAGATAGTCCTGCAGGTGCTTTAAAGACTCCTCGAGAAGAGTCTGTTGTAGCAAACAATCCAGCAATTGCTCCGCCAGGATTTGCTAGAACTCTAGCTCCTGATGTTGAAACTGTTGGGTCACCGATAGTAATGTGTGGGTAGTACACCGCGCCAAGAGAGGTTGGTGTGTACGTTAATGAAAGCGCTAGCTGTCCTGCGGCGCTTAGAGGTGTTCTTGAACCAGCAGTATAACCTGGGTCAATAATTACAAACACATCGTCACGTGACTCTGCATAGCTAAGCAAAGAGGCAACATCTGTGTTTACCCAAACTCCAGGGGCGTTTAGCACAAGTGAGTTTAGTACGGTGTCAAATGCAGAAACTGCGGCAACAATATTTGTTGAAGTTGGTGACGTTCCAATTGAGCCACTAACTAGTGGTTGAATTGACACGTTAGACGGTTCTGCAGTTGTTGCTATTGAAGCTGCAACAATGTAGTTTGAGCGAGAGTTGATGAAGTTAATTGCGTAACGAGCATCAGTTGGGGTTGTAAAAGTAACATCTGTAAATGTTTCTACAACAGTTTCAATATCTGGATAAGCAATAACCACGTCTTTACGGGATGAAATAGCAGATGAAACAATTGTTACATATACGCTATTTCCCCATTGACCTGGGTTTTTAGCGGTAAGAGAAACAATTGGAGCTTGACGAGTCCAAGTTGCTGTTGAGGTTGCGCCAGTAGAGGTACTTGCAACCGCAAAGCTAACTCCCGCAGAAATTGAAGTAATTACAGCAGAGACTAGGTTGTAGGCTACTGTTGTAGCTCCCGTAATTGTTACAACATCGCCAACTGCAAGGCCTGTTGTGCTTGATGTAGAAAAGGTCACAGTTCCTGATGAAGCGGCAATTGCTGTAATGCTTCCTGTTGTACTACTTGGCGCTGTGAATGTACGTGTAGCAGAAACTGGTGTTCCAGCAGTTACTCGCTTGATATAGCAGTTTGCGCCGCCGTTATCAAAAAACAATCGAACAGCAGTTGAAAGCATGTTGTTATTAGTTGTTGAATCAACGCCGTCATTTATCTTAGTTGTTGTGTTCCAAGTTCCGTACTTAGAAGCGTAATCGTTCCAAGAGGTAACAAGGGTTGGTGCAATAGGGCCACGGTCAGATGCGCCAATAAACGCAGCGACCGTTGTTGAGTTTGGCCCTACGGATGGAGCTAATGCGTTGAGGGATTCCTCAACATACACTCCAGGACGAAGGTAAGTTGCCATTTGTATATCTCCTTAGGTTGTTTGGGTGTGTGCCGAATGTTAGACAGGTCGTAGGTCAGATGGGATGTGGGTTGTTGTTGGGTTTATATTTACTTGCTGTACAAGCTTTGTTGCCTGTTCAGCATCGTAATGGGTTAGCTCACTCACAACACGTACAATAAAGATGTTGTGAAGTAAGCGCCTTCCCTCCTCAACGGAGTCTCTTTTCAGAAACTCGTCAAGAAACATATGGCGATAGGTGGTTTCAACACCTGAGTCACTAAGAATTCCAAGCTTTCCGTACTTGCTTGGTAAACGTCGTTGAATTAATTGGGTCATAAGTGCCCTGTCATGACGCGGATGACGGGCAAAAGTACTAATTTGATAAACTAAATCGTAAGTCATTGGGTATTCGTAGCTGTACACACTAGTGTTATTTCCCACTACCGTACCTGCGTTGTCCCTGTCGTATATGATGCCTGACATTTGACGCTCTGGAGCAAGGCGAATATCCATCAAGTCAATAGTTATAAACGGAAACTTTTGTTCTCTGAGCTCTACGTCAGGAGTTCCAAACCATACCTGTACTGCGCGAGGAGTAGATGTTCCTCCCGCTTTTTCGTCGGTGACGGTAAGCCCACTTAGTAAAGCCTTAAGCGCGGCATCTTCAGCAAGAATAAAACTCATCCTGGTAACCCCCTAGCTAGCATAAAGTCAACTGTAAGGTCAGATAGTGCACCAGAAATCTCATTGTCAATCATTGCTTCTGTTTGTTTAATAAAATGAGATGGGGATTTGCCCAAGGTTCCGTACTCTAAGTCTTGTACCTGTTTATCAAGGTCTGTAGGCCACACAACTTCAATGTACTCAGGAGTTACGTTAAGGGTTACCTTGTCACGAACATTAGAGGGCCACCCAGAAAGTGGGAGCATTGCGTCAAACTTTTTACGCACAATAGGTTCTGCTCTAACTACAGCAGCTTTGAAGTCTAACGGGCTAGCCATATTAGCGGCCCCTGATAAAACGCGACGCAAGAATTGCGTTAGCGGCGTCTAAAAACCCCTTAATATTGCTATCTACTTTATTGGATGCCCCAGGGATGTTTTGCACAATAACAGTATAAAACTGATTGGCCTGGGCCTTATCAACCTTATGAGGGCTGAGAGGTTGGAAATTAGACATACTAATTCTCCTTAAAATAAACGCAGAACTACTGGCAAAGGTGGAGCTTTAATTCCCGCATGGAATCTCCTCAATGATAAAGCAAAAGGCCCCCTTTCGGGGGCCTAAGCTCTACTTCTTTTTAATCTTTTTAGCTAGTTTAGAGTCGTTCTTCTTGTCTTCGTTTTCAAACTTTTTCTTCTGAGCGGGGGTCATGCCTTTGGTCCACTTTTTGTCGTCGTGCGCCATTACATACCCTTCTTTCGTACCATAGAAGACTTCTTAGCCTTTGAAAGCGCAGATTTCTTAGCAAACTTCTTGTTTGCCGCTTGAATTGTTTTCATGCCGTGCTTGTTCTTTGGGGCTCCACAGCCGCAGGTGGCACACATTACTTCTTCTTCTTTCGTAGGGCGGCAAAGTCAGAGCCTTCTAGTTTGCCGTCTTTATCTGCATCAAGCTTCTTCTGCTTTGGAGACATCTTCTTTGCAGTCTTTTTTGCAGTCTTCTTGCAGCCGCCGTTACAGCCTGCCTTTGAACAACCGCATCCACAACCTTTGCACATTATTTTTTACTCGCTTTCGTTGGTTTAGAGACCTTCTTTTTTCCAGAGCCTGCGGGGACGCAGTTTGGAACCTTTTTGCCACCCTTCATTTTCATACCTACTTGTACGTAGCCATCCCAACAAGGGTTTGCATCCTTTGCCATTAGTACTCCTATGCTTGTGCGTATGCTAAAAATTGAGCGTCATTAACCAGCTCGTCTGGCATTAACTGTAGTAAGTCTAGCGAAATAATTGTATGGCGTTCGGCTATCTGACCCTGCTGTTGGGTACGAACTGGCCTGTAGACCTGGTCTTGCCAAACAAGGCGGTACTTGTTGGCTATGTCTAGGTT